CTCTTTCAGTAGATCAGACATACTGGAGAATACTTTGATGTCTAACAAATCTTCTATAACTTCCCTGCGATGCGGAGCAGATAGTTGCATGAAAGGAACAAAAGAGGCAGACCCAAGAATAACAATTTGGGTAAAGGATTTGTAGTTGAGTTTGAGTATTTGACTTTCCAGATACTTCTGTTGATCAAGTGCAGATGCTTCTTCATTAAATTTTTTACCGTCTTTTTCTATTGTAAAAATATTTGGTTTTATACCCCGTGTAACTTTATACGAAGTCGTGTTTATATTGAACTCTATCTCTACTATTGCTTCTTTTTCGTTTATGGTATTAACTAATTGACTCTTGCTTATCTTACGAAAAGGTTTATTGAATAAAGAAAAGGTCAGAGCATCGAGTATTGTAGACTTACCCGATCCATTCTGACCTACTATAATACTATCATTATTCTCGTTGAGAGAGAAGTTTATAAATTGATTGCCTGATGATAAAAAGTTTTTATAACGAATAGATTTGAATTCAATCATATTTTGGCATAGGTGGAATCACAATATCATCCTTGCTAATAACAGTATACTTAGTTCCTGATTTTTCGCAAGCTGCAATTGCTACATGGTCGGCAATAGGAATGACTTCCATCTCTGGATCTCCTTGCTCCATCAATAGCATAGCATATCGTGATGCATCGTCCTTTTCTTTAAACATAAACACCACCTTTTCACCATAAGGATTGATGACAGCATAAGCACCCTCATCCTTCATTCCCTTTATAGCGATTACGTGCATTCGCAGGCTTCCTGATATAGATCTCTGACGAGACCTTTGATCCTATTTTTATTTAGATTTGTCTCAAGATCATCTATGTACATGTTTAGGAGAGTCATGGTGTCTTCTGTCTGCTCTACTATTTCACCATCAAATATAAGATGATCGGTTCTTTCTACAACT